TCTAAGTTTTCGGTTATTGACTCTGGGCAGTTCCCATATCGCGTAGTGGCTAAGTATCGGTCAAGTACGATTTCACCGCTCGAATATCCTACGGTCATACAGAATGTGGCTAAAACTTACAACGATGCGTGGGTGCTAGTCGAGATCAACGACATCGGGCAGCAGGTCGCAACCATTCTTCACGAGGATCTGGAGTATGATCACCTCCTCTATGTCACGACACGGGGACGAGCAGGGCAAGGATTAGGAACAGGATTTGGAGCAGGATCGCTTCAATTCGGCATCAAGACAAGCAAAAAGGTCAAGCAAATTGGATGTGCCAATCTAAAAAACTTGATCGAAGCAGATCGACTAATCGTGGAAGACTTTGACACGATCTGCGAAATGACCAGTTTCATCGCCAAGGGATACAGCTACGAAGCTGAACCAGGGCATCACGACGATCTGGTGATGAATCTGGTGCTATTTGCGTGGTGTACGACGGAGCCATATTTCAAGGATGTGACGAACACCGACACCCATAAGAAGATGGTGTTGGAGAAGTTGAAGCGTGAGGAACTGAAAGCAAAGGAGCAAGAGGATCGAGAGCTGGAGCATCTTGTTCCTTTTGGGATCATTGATATGGGAGATCCTGATGCAGATAAATACAGAGTAGCAAAACAGGGGAGTGATTCGTGGATCTGGGCTGGTGATGATGATTGGTAAACGAAAATCGGCGATTGTATAAATATCTCCCAGAAGAGCAGCCCAGACAGTTATGGGCACAATTTACGAAGGAGAGATAGATATGGCCTTCCAGATTTCACCGGGTGTTCAGGTCAATGAAGTTGACCTTACTACCATTATCCCGGCAGTCGCTACTACAGATGGAGCCTTTGTCGGTACATTCGCATGGGGTCCAGTTGACGAGATCGTGTTGGTTGATTCACAGTCAGCTCTCGTCAGTCGTTTCGGCAAGCCTAACGCATCCAACTTTCAGCATTGGTTTACCGCTTCTAACTTTCTCGACTACGGAAACTCTCTGAAGGTCATTCGTGTCGTCAACAGTTCAGACAGCGCAGGAGCAAATAACGCATCTGTTAGCGGTGGCGAAAGAATCGTAAAGAACGAAAGCGATTACAATACCGGAACAGCTATTACAGGCTCCGGTGACTGGATTGCTAAGTATCCGGGTGCGCTCGGAAACTCTTTGCGAGTTTCGCTGTGCGACTCGATTGCTGGGCAGTTTGTCAACGCAGTATCAGGATTCTCTGCGAATGTGGCAGCAGGATCTCGCGTTGTCAGCTTCGAGGCTGGTCAGAGTCACGAGAGTGAGTTTGCTCTGGGTGATGTCATCAAGTTTGTATACACAAACGACGCGCCCGAAACGGATCGAGGAGCAACAACGCAAACGAATATTCCGGCAGGTACATATCAGGTTGTCTCCAAGTCAGCAGACTCAGTTACCGTTGATCGAGACTTTGCCGTTAGCGCAAACAACATGATCGTTCATCGACAGTGGGAATTCTATAACAACTTCGATACTGCTCCAGGCACATCAGAATATGCTGATGCTCGCAACGCATCTCTTGATGAGTTCCATCTTGCCATATCAGATGTTGATGGGAAGATCACCGGAACAAAGGGAACTGTTCTTGAGACATTTGCTAACCTGTCAAAAGCCTTTGATGCGAAAAACAGTGATGGAACATCAAACTACTACAAGGATGTGATTAACAATCAGAGTGAGTGGATTTGGGTCGCAGAGAACATTGCTTCCACGAATGATAGCGTAAGTGTCTACAGTTTTGGTGCCACAATCGACGCAACAGTAACTAAAGCATTTGCTCAAGCTCACGCATCGACTTCGACAATTCTTCCAACCACGGTCGGACTCACGGGTGGATCAGACGGAAACGCATCTACGCCAGGCCCAGTCCAGTTGGGATATGATATTCTCAACAATCCAGAAGAGATTGATATATCTCTGGTTCTGTGTGGACCACACGGAGGAACAGTTTCACGATACGTCATTGATAATCTTGTCGAGGATCGAAAGGACTGCGTTGCGTTCCTTTCACCGGAAGAAGCTGATTGTGTAAATGTTCCTAATCTTGACACAGTAACAACAAACGTCAAGAACTACAGAAACACAGCAGACGGAATCAATGGCAGAAGTTCTTCATACGCAGTCATGGACTCTGGGTGGAAGTATCAGTATGACAAGTTCAATGATGTGTATCGTTGGGTTCCACTCAACGCAGACATCGCGGGTCTTTGTGTGAATACTGATAGTGTTCGAGATCCGTGGTTCAGCCCTGCTGGTCTGAATCGAGGGCAGATTAAGAACGCAGTCAAGCTCGCATGGAATCCTCGACGCTCTCATCGGGATGAGCTTTACAAGAACGGCATCAATCCAGTCGTGACACTACCAGGGCAGGGAACTGTTCTGTTCGGTGACAAGACGCTTCAGTCCAAGCCAAGCGCATTTGATCGAATCAACGTGCGACGCTTGTTCATCGTTCTTGAGAAGGCCATCGCGACAGCAGCCAAGTATACGTTGTTTGAGTTCAATGATGAGTTCACACGCGCTCAGTTCCGAAATCTCGTGGAACCATTCCTTCGCGATGTTCAGGGGCGGCGAGGAATCTATGACTTCCGTGTTGTGTGTGATAATACAAACAACACACCAGAGGTCATTGACCGCAACGAGTTCGTCGGTGATATTTACATCAAGCCAGCTCGTTCGATTAACTTCATCACGTTGAACTTCGTCGCAACTCGAACCGGAGTTGATTTTGACGAGATTGTCGGTCAGTTCTAAAGTAAGGAGTCACTAAGATGGCATTTAACATCAACGATATTCGAGCCCAGCTAACTGGCGGTGGTGCGCGATCTAATCTGTTTCAGGTTGAGATTCCACTTCCTGCTGGAGTTGCTGGTGATGATGCCGCAGCAGCATCACAGAAGCTCACATTTACTTGTCGAGCTGCTGTGTTGCCTGGTGCGACGATCAACATGATTCCGGTTTCATACTTCGGTCGAGAAGTAAAGTTTGCTGGAGGAAGAACTTTTGAAGATTGGAACGTACAGATTATCAACGACGAAGATTTTCTTGTTTACGATGCAATCAACGCATGGATGAATAACATAAATTCTCACGAGGGAAATATTCGTCAGACTGGACCAAATCCGCTGACGTATCAAGCCTCGGCTGATGTTGTTCATTTCGGAAAGCAAGGTAATGAGATCAAGCGAATCAAGTTGGTCAATCTCTGGCCCACAAATGTTCAGGCAATCGACCTCTCTTGGGATGCTGCCGATAATCTACAAGAGTTCGCAGTAACTTGGGCATTCGACTACTGGACAAACGAGGGCATTACTTCGTAATCCAGATCAGTTCTCTTTACGATCAAGAGGGCGCGGATACCTTGTCCAGTGAGGCGGGCCCGCGTCCTCTTTTTCGTTGAGAGCAAGTATAAATATGTGAAGATGCGATCACTTGGGAGTCACAGATGCCTATCAACTTTTTCGGTTTTGAAATCACAAGTAAGAAGGAGCGCGAAGAGCGCGAACAACAGAACCTTCTTGCCTTCACCGCACCAGAAGAACAGGAAGAAGCGGTAGATGTATCACCTATTGGTGGATACGGTGGCGGTGGTCAATACGGAATCGCTATTGACATTGACGGATCAATCAAGGATGAGAATCAGCTTATCACAATGTATCGTACAATGGCAGTCTACCCTGAAGTTGATTATGCCATCGACGACATTGTGAATGAAGCTGTTATTGATCAAGACGATGATTTCTGTGTCAGTCTTAACCTCGATCGAAGTCAGATCAGCACACCATTGAAGAAGAAGATCATCGACGAGTTTGAAAATGTGCTTGAGCTTTTGGATTTCAAGTTGAAAGCATATGACATCTTTCGTCGATGGTACGTTGATGGTAGAGTATATTATCACATCATCATTGACAAGACCAGCCCAAAGGCAGGCATTCAAGAGCTTCGATATATTGATCCACGAAAGATCAAGAAGATCAAAGAGAAGCCAAAGCCAGCAAATCAAGTTGCATCCAAAGACAAGCCTCCGGTTGTGATTCCTCCGAAGGAATACTACATCTACAATCAAAAAGGATTGGATGCAAAAAACAGCACACCCATTCCGATTACTCTCGATGCCATTGCGTATAACGGATCTGGTTTGGTAGACGCATCGCGAAAGCGTGTCATCTCAAATCTACAGAAAGCAGTTCGCCCGTGGAATCAGCTCAAGATGCTTGAGGATGCTGTGGTGATCTATCGCATCTCTCGTGCCCCAGAACGTCGAGTGTTATACGTTGATGTTGGAAATCTACCAAAAGGTAAAGCAGAAGCATATCTCAAAGACATCATGGTTCGTTTCAAGAATAAGGTGACATACAACGCAGAGACAGGTGCAGTTGAGGATGCTCGCCATCATCGCACAATGCTGGAGGACTTCTGGCTACCACGAAGAGAAGGTGGAAAGGGAACAGAAGTCAGCACACTAGCAGGTGGGCAGAATCTTGGAGAGATTGAGGATATTCTATATTTCCGCCGTAAGCTCTATCAGGCTATGAATGTTCCTCGAACACGCATGGAATCCGAAGCTGGATTCTCCATTGGGCGAGACACAGAGATCACACGAGACGAAGTGAAATTTGGAAAATTCGTACAGAGACTCCGAAATCGCTTTGCTCTATTATTCCATGATCTGCTAGAAAAACAACTGATTCTGAAAAATATCATTACTGCTGATGACTGGAAGAATATCAAGAAGGACATGCGGTTCAACTGGCAACAAGATACGCACTTCATGGAACTTCAGCAGATAGAATCATTACGTTCACGAATTGAAATTCTGGATAATGTTGACAGTCATGTTGGAACATACATATCTAAGCTATGGGTTCAGAAGAATATTCTTCGACAGACTGACGAAGAGATCAAAGAAATCGCAGATCAAATCAAAAAGGAAGAGAATGCTGGAGAAACAACAGTTACTCCTGCTGGACCTGACATTGAACTGCCACCAGAAGAACCTCCAGCTCCCCCACAGAATCCAGAAGAAGATAATACACTAACACAATGAGATGAAAATGAAATCATTTAAGGAAAAGTACGAGGTCGAAGTCCAAGAAGAGGAATTTGAGACTCTTGATGTAGACTCAAC